AGGTAAATTAAGAAAAGATAGATATACTGCTTTATTAATGGGTAATTATTCAGCTAAGCAATTAACATTAGATAAAAAACCTCAATTTCAAGGAACATTTGGAGGATTTGCTGTGCCAGCAGATTCTCAACAAACAAGTGGTCCATCTTATGTGGGACCAATGGATTTGGTTTCTAAACTCAATTCTTTATACGGTAGTGTATAATACTTTAGCTAATCCAATTACTAATTCAATTAAGGAAAAATATGGCACAGAAATATTATTATACAGGTAAGACATCAGCAGCTCATTACGGCGATTTTGTTGAAGATAATCTAATTTCTAAAAGTACTGCTGATAGAACTTTCTTAGATGTTAATACTAGCACTTCAGTTAGAAGTGAATTTCTTAGATCTGATTACGATTATTATAGACAAAATGAGAAGATTCCAAGTGATATTCGTGGAATCATAGATTTTGCTATGAAGGCATATAGTAGGATATCTATAGTTCGTAATGTTATAGATTTAATGTCTGACTTCGGTTCTCAGGGGATTAGGTTACAACATCCAAATAAAAGAATAGAAAGATTCTATAATCAATGGTTTAAAAAAGTAAAAGGTAAAGAACGTTCTGAAAGAATGCTTAATATGTTGTATCGAGTTGGAAACGTAATTGTTAAAAGAGTAGATGGTAAAATAAATAAAAGGAAAACTCAAGACTGGAAGAAAGCAAATGCAGAGGAAGAAGCTCCTATTATCAGGAATGAAATTCCTATGCGATACGATATTTTAAATCCCTTATCTATCAGAGTTGTAAATGAAAGTTTAGCATCTTTTATTGGTAAACCTATATATGCTTTACTATTACGTAATTTTTCTAGTGATATTAAGGTATTACAAAATGCTAAAGTAGCTATTGATTTGCCTAAAGATATTATGAATGCTGTCAAGAAGGGAAAGAATGAAATAATATTAGATCAAAATAAACTACATGTTTATCATTATAAAAAGGATGATTGGCAAATTTGGGCAGAGCCTATTATTTATTCTTTAGCAGATGATTTAGTTACTTTTGAGAAAATGAGATTAGCTGATCTAGCATCTTTGGATGGTGCTATATCTAACATAAGGTTATGGACTGTAGGTTTTATTGACCCATCAAATCCAGCTAATAATTTAATTCCTACTCGTGCTACTATAAATAAAGTTCGTAATATATTGGCTAATGCTATTGGTGGGGGGCAAATGGATCTTGTTTGGGGTCCAGACTTAAAGTTCCAAGAATCTAGTAGCCAAGCTTATCGCTTCTTAGGTAAAGAAAAATACGAAGTTACTCTTAATAATATATATGATGGGCTTGGAATTCCTCCTACTTTAAGAAGTGGTGGAGGTAGTAAAAATGGTGGTAGTACAAGTTTTATAGCATTAAAGACTCTAATTGAAAGATTACAGTATGGTAGAGATAGATTAGTAGAATTTTGGGACGAGCAGATAAAAAGAGTACAAAAGGCTATGGGGTTTGCTGCTCCAGCTAAAGTAGTTTTTGATAGAATTATTATGTCTGATGAATCTACTGAACTTAATCTATTAATTAATTTAGTAGATAGAGATCTTATAAGTGTCGAAAGTTTACTAGAACGTTTTGATTTCTTACCTGAAATTGAGAAGGTAAGAATCAAGAAAGAACTTGGTGAACGTGGAAATAAGATGCCAGATAAAGCTGGTCCTTATCATAATCCTCAATGGGATTCTCGTATTAAAGAAGCTTTAGTATTACAGGGTTTAATAAGTCCAGACCAAATAGGTATAGATGTTGATGGTAAGATTAAACCAATGCCTCAACCTGCTGGAAGACCAAATAATGTTCAAGAAACTAAGAAGAGAAAACCAAAACCTATAAGACCACAAACACAGAAAACACATGCTATGTCAGATATGATTATTTGGGCTAATAATGCCTACCAAATCATTTCTGATATAATTTCTCCTGCGTTATTAAAGAGTTATAAAAAGTCTAATTATAGGCAATTATCTAACGATCAAGCTATAGCAGTAGAATTAGTAAAGTTTGGTGTGTTATGCGGTTTAGACCCTTATAGCAAAGTTTCTAAAGATTGTGTGTATAATCTTTTGGATAAAGAAATACCAGAACAATATTTACAAGCATATTCTTCTTTAGTAAAGTTATTTAGAGAATCTAATAATAGAGAACCTTCATTAGATGAAATAAGAAAGTTATATGCTAATGCTTATGTAGTGGAGAAAATTTATGGCTAAAGTTAATGCATCATTTGATACCATTGAAAAAACTTTAGAAGTAACTGTTGATGGTAAGAAACTAGATAATTGTATGTCAATATCTATGGGTATAGGTTATGAAGGTGAAGCAGAGATGAATATCATGTGTAAATCAGAGGATGAATCTTCTGATATGACTACATATACTCACATAGCTGCATCCAAAGAAGAAGCTGAATTAATACTTAAAAACAAGGCTGGAATTGATAATAATGGTGTGGTTTTAGTTAAGGATAAAGCAGAATCAATTAAAAAAGCTGCTTATCAATTGTTTTCTATGACATATACTAAATAAGTTTTGTGTATAATATTATGCTTATATATCAAGAAGAAAAAGACTTAGCAGAATTAATAAATGATAATCGAATAGTAATAGATTCTGCAATAGATATATTAGATACAAAAAAAATAATTGCTGATACTATTGATGCAGCGAATCCAAATCAGGAAGATTTATTTTATGTTGAGTCAGTGTTAGCGTCTATTGGATGGAATGGTAATGATGATGTTTTCCTAAAAGAAGAAATGTGGAAAGCACGTCATACTCCAATAGATAAACAATTTAATTTTATGCATCGTGAAGGAGACATAATTGGTCACATTACTTCTTCGCGTGTTGTTTCTGATGGTGAAGTTATAAGTGATAGCACACCATTAGAACAGTTGCCAGATGATTTTGATATAGTTGTTGGTTCTGTAATCTACAGAAAGTTTAATAATGTAGAATTACAAACTAGAGCTAACAAACTTATAGAAGAAATTAAAAGTGGTGACTGGTTTGTTTCGATGGAATGTTGGCACGCTGGTTTTGATTATGCTATACAAGAACCAGATGGTCAACAGAAGATTATTGCGAGAACAGAAGAAACTGCCTTTTTAACCAAATACTTAAGAAGATACAAAGGTACTGGTGAATATAAAGGTAATAAAATAGCTAGGGTTTTACGAGATTTTTATTTTAGTGGTAAAGGTTTAGTGAGTAACCCAGCTAATAAAAAGAGTGTGTTTGTTGGTTTTAGCGACACTAATGAAAAAATAGCTGCGGAGGAGCAAGTAATGTCAGTAACATATACAGAAGCACAGTATAAAGAATTAGAAATTAAATTAGCTGATGCTCAAAAACAATTAAAAGAATTTAATGACAAGACTATTTCACAAGAAGTGGATAATTATAAAACACAAATTGCACAGTTAGAAAGTGATCTTAAAACTCTTACTGATAATAGCAAGGCAGAAGTAGATCAATTAAATGATAAGATTAAAGATCTTGAAAGTCAAGTAAGCGTTGCTTCAGAAGTCGGAAAGAATAAAGACGAGCAGATTAAGACTCTTTCAGATGAAAAAGCATCCTTAGAAGCACAAGTTAATGAATTTAATGAAAGTGCCAAGAAAGCTCAGGCAGAGAAAGTTCGTGCTGATCGTATAGCTCAGTTAGGCAAGGTAGAAGTAGATACTGAAAAGGCTCAAGCATTAGTTGATCAGTTTATCGACGTATCTGATGAGGTTTTTACTACTCTAGTTAATTCTTTCCCTGCTAAGAGATCAGTTTCTGTAAGTACTGAAGTTTTAGATTCTGTAGATTTCGATGATGAACCAGTAATGGCTTTAGCCTCAACTGATGAATTAAAGGAATTACGAACAAAGACTTCTGAATGGTTAAAACAAGGTTTAAAAAGGAGATAACAAATGGGTCTTAAGCCTGATCGTTATGTAGTTCATGATAATACTATATATTTCATGAATCAAACTGCTACTCGTGGCGGAATTGTAAGTATAAGCACTGTTGGCTCTGGTGCTGCTACTGACCAATCTGTTTCGGTAGTTCATTATGCTAGTACTGTCTCTGGTGCTGCACCAGTTGGTCTATTACTACAAGATGTCGTAAATAAAGATTTAACTCAAACTCCTCAGAATTTCCATAAGAACGAAGTTCAACTTGGTTCTAAGGTTGCTCTATTAGTTCAGGGTGAAGTCGTTACTGACGTAATCAAATCTGGTGATAGTCCTGTTGCTGGTAGTAAAGCTTATTTGTCGAGCCAGGGTCAAGTAACAATAACTAATACTGGTGCTGCTGCAAGTCCTTACGTTGGCAAGTTCTTGTCAAGTAAAGATGAAGACGGCTATGCACGTTTACACGTAGATCTATAAGAAGGAGTAACAAATGTTTAACATGAAGCGTCCTGATGATGCCATCATAGAGCTTATTAGAAAGTCTGGCGATCCTACGAATCGCTCTGTCGCAATTGCGGCCCATCGAGAGTTGACAGCGGCATTGCAGGAGCCGCTTCGTGATGCAATTCTAGTTGGTAATATTAATATTTTCTCACCGATTCCATTAGAACCAGGAGCTTCTTTGGATTTTCCTCTAGATTTGCTTGCTCCTGGAGAAGAAGATGATCATGTTGCTTATACATATCCAGGCAATGGTAGAATAGCAGAACGTCAGGTCGAAGGTGATTATGTAATGGTTCCTACTTACATGATTGCAAGCTCGATTGACTGGTTACTACGTTATTCTCGTGAAGCACGATGGGATATTGTTCAGCGAGCTATGCAGGTATTACAAGCTTCTTTCATTAAGAAAATGAATGATGATGCTTGGCATACTTTGCTAACTGCTGCTGCTGATCGTAACATTGTGGTTTATGATGCTGATGCTACGGCTGGTCAGTTTACTAAGAGATTAGTTT